ATCCATATTTTTAGCAGCTATTAAAGCTTCTATTTCTAGTTCTAAATCAGCGGTTTCGTCAACAGCTATTTGAACTGGATTAAACTCTTCAAAAATAGTTCCGTTTTGAGGATGTAGTGTTAAAAACTTTTGTAATACTTGGTCCTCACGAGAAACATTTAAAACGCCATCTAAAAAAGTTATATGGGCTAAATTTTGAGGGCCTTTCATTTCGTCAACAAAAACAGTTTGTTGATTTTTACAATACTTTATTTGTCTTTGAACTTTTTTGTCTTCGTCAAACCAAAAAACGTTTTTAGTTTTTATAGTGTAGGTTATTGGCGCCATACCGTTTGTCAACAAATATGTTTTGTCTGTAATTTGATTACCAATAGCATGAGGCTTATCACCCCCAGGTTGTTGTACTACTTTTACTCCTTTTTCTTGTGTTGTCATAATAATATATAATATAAGTTAATAAAAATAAAAGTACCGAGGCCGAAGCCCCGGTTCTTTTAAAGTGTTGTTATCTAACGAACTTCATAAAGTTGTTAGCCGCTTGAACTACTAAACATCTTTCTGTTAAATAGTTAACTGTCATTGCGTCAAGATCAGATGTGATGTTTCCACCAACTGAACCTGTAACCCAAGTTTTTAGTCTTCTATTATCAGTTTGAGATGCTCTGTAACGTACGTGAATAAATGGTCTTTTTACGTTTCTACCCATAGTTTCATCATAAACAGATGAAGTACCAGCAGGACATAAAACTCCAGATAATTTCTCGTTACCAGCAAGAGCAGCGTGTGCTCCATGAGCAGATACGTTGTTTAGGTATTTCCAGTCAGACTTGTAGAAATCGTAAGATCCACGTCTAAAACCAATAAATCCTAAGTTTAACGCCATGTCAGAAGAGTTGTCAAATAAACCGTAAGCAGTACCACCAGCAGATCCTATTGAAACACCAGCAAGCATGTTGTCAAAATCTAATGAATCGTGTCTGTCTAAGTAAAGCATATTTTCTTCAATTGCTCCTTGACCATCTAGCTTAACTAAGATGTCATCAAAGTAATCTAAATCAGCAGTAGCTTGTGCTGTAGCAGAACCTGTATCAGTAAATGTATCAGTTGAAACATGACCTCTGTTTTCAATTGCTTGTAATAAACCTTCAGTACCAGCAATAGAACCGTTAATTGCAGATAAAGCAGCAGAACCAGCAGCAGCTTTTCTAGCTTCAATCATACTCATTTCTAAGTAATCGTTGAAACGTGATCTAGTATCACCTTCAGCTTTTAAGTACCACATGTAACCATTCTGTCCTTCTTCACCAGAAACTTCAACCCAACCGATTTGAGCAGTGTCAGATCCGTTGATCTGGTACATGTCTCTCATGATAATTGGCTTGTTGTCAAAAGTTAAGAAACCAGGAGTTAACGCATGTCTATCAGCTGTAGATCCTTTTTTGTATTCAGAACCGTAAACCATTACAGTGAATACAGAAGTATCATCATAACCTGAGTTACCATTTGCCATACTAGCGTAGTCATATGGAGCAACTTTAACACCTAAAGTGTCAGCACCAGTAGCTAATGAATCTTGCTCAATATCAGTTACAAGAACTTTTACTGTTGTTCCAACTTTTGTACCAGCAGTACAGTACATTAGTAATGTATCGTGCTTTCTAATTAAACCAGCTTCATCCGCGTCATCAAAACCAATGATACTTGTAGACTCTTTTAAACTTACATCTGGTATGCTAATATGTAGTCTACCTTGCTCTGACCAAACAACTTTGTCTGATTGCATAGCTTCTTCAGCTCCTACTTTTGCTAAAAATCCTGATAACGATCTGTTACCATATCTTTCTACTTCAGCTTCGTAAAGCTCAGGTAGATATTGTTGTGCCCATCCATTGTTCATGTCCAAGTAACTAGCATCTGTAGTTTGTTTTACCGGACTTGGTATTGGATCGACTAATGTATTAATTGCCATTTTTTATTTATGTATTAATTATTAATTATCGTTTTAATTTTAATTTAAAATCCGATGAACTATCACCTAACACTTTATATTTAAAACCAGATTTAGACTCTTCACCAAAAGATTGTCTAGGGCTCATATCCACGTTTTTCGCTTTACTCACACTATCTTTTAATGCGTCAACTCTACCTTGTTCGTAAAAGTGTTGTGCAATTGCGTCTGAATTCATCGCTGTAAATAGTGACTTGTGATAACCTTTAGCATCTGACATTTCATTTTTTTCGTTCAAGAACTTCTTGACAAAATTATTAATATCGCTTTGTGTGTTTTTCACTTTATCGGCATCTTTCACATTATACCTGTAAACTTTTTCTCCAACCTTGTATTCAAATCCTTTGAATTCACTGTTAAACAGTTTATTAGTACCTGCGTCAAATACTTCTTTTTGCAGCTTATGAATTTTTTCACTTTGTTCAGAATTTTTGTTGTATTTATCGTAAAAATTAATAGCTTCTTTTTGCTCGGAAGTCAACTTGCTCCCAGCCTTAATCTCTTCGTAATACGAGGACTTTAGCCCGTCCATGTGGCTTCTAGCGTTGGCAACTTGCTCTTTAAACGCTAATTTTTTTCTTTTTATTTCTCTATCAGTGTTTTCCTCTTCATCGTAAGAAAAACTATCATCTATTAAGAAATCTATTTCTTCATTGCTTAAATGATTTTTTGTTTGTTTGTAATATTCTTTTAAAACATAGTTATCATCAAGCTTACTGTAGTCTTGATTTAGCTTTACATAATCTTCTAAATCACCACCAGTTTTTTCCATGAAATCAAGAAGTTTTTCTACATTTTCAGGTAAAGGCTTTCCAGTTTCTTCAGCAGCTTTTATTGCTTCTTTAACTTCTTCTTTAACTTCCTCTACTTTTTCTTCTGTAGTTTCTTCTACTATAACCTCCTCTAATGTTGGAGCTTCTTGTGCTTCAACTTCCGGTTGTACTTCTTCTTGTTTTTCTGTGGTGTCGGCATTACTAAGCTCTGTAACCACTCCCTCGTCGACAGGGTTATCTTCTTTAATTTCATCTTGTTTTGGTTCTTCTACTGGTTCTTCAGCTTTTTTACTAAGATCGACTTTTATGTCTTCATCTTGTAAATTGTATTTAGGTATTTTTTTTATTTTTAGTTTACCCGTTTCTTGAGGTATGTCTTTGTTTTCTTCCATGATATAATATAATAATTAATAAATTTTTTAACTAGGCTCAAATTGAGCTAGGTCAAAATTTCCGCTTAAATTGTCATTTCCAGACGATTCAAAATCTACGGGTTGACCACCACCGTTTCTTTGTTCTATAAGTTTACTTTGTTGAGAAGCTTGCATCTTAGTTCTACTGTCTTTTCTATCTTCTCTACTAGCCTCTCTACTAGATAAACCTTCAGATTCTTTTGCTTTTATCTGCATGTTATAATGAAACTCTAACTGCATTAATTGTTTTTTCAAATCAGCCTCACTCATCATCTCTTGTTTTCTTAATTCTGACTTTTGTGCTTCTAATTGCATTTCTGTTTGTGCCAACATTTGAGATTTTTGAACTTCAGCTTGTGAAGCTGCGGCAGCAGACTGTTGATTTGCTTGTGCTTGAGCTTGAATGTTTTGCTGTTGCATTTTTTGATCTTGCTCTTGTTTTTTCTTTCTACGAACTTTTAATAGTTGGTTAGCTAATTTTATATTATTAACTTCTCTAACATCAATAGCATCCTCTAAATTTATACTCTGTTGTTGTAATGCCATTTGAATGTTATTTTCTAACAACTGCTTTTGCTCTTCGTCTGGTTGTAGTTTTATAAATATACCAAAATCATGTAAGTGTAAATCTTTTAATTCTTTTAAAATACCTACGTTAAATGCTCCAATTTTTTGTACAAAAGCATCTTTTGTTGGTGAGTACTCTAACACATCAGAAATTCTTAATGATAAATTTTCAGCTGTTTGCAATGTTAAAAACAAACCAGCATCTAATATATGTCTAGTTGCTACGTTTGAGTTTGCAGCTGCTATTTTTTGTATACCCACTAGAGCGTCTTTGTCTGGCATACTACCATCTCTTGCCTCATTAAGCCCGGTAGTATCTCTTATCATTTGTAAGTAGTAGTTGTAAGTACCAATTAAGCTCTGCATTTTTGCACCACCATTACCAGATTGTATTTCTTGTATAGGTACTCTACCCGGATTCATATCACCATCAGCAGTCATTGATCTACCAATAACACTACCTGTTTGGAAGAACATGTTTAACGCTTCTTGTGGATTATAGTTTGTACCATTACCTAAGTCTATTTCAGCTAAACCATCTGCATCTAAGTATATACCATCAGGTATCATGCGAGACATTACTTGTTGTAATTTTAAATGTGTAAGTTGTATCATGTCTGCAAAACCTGTTATTCTACTAACTAAGCTTTCTATTTTACCCTCGTAAATTCTCGGAGCAACAATAGAATAATTCATATTAACTTTAGTATAATCACTTTTTGGTCTTATCATGTTTTTAGCCAACCCCCAACGTAACAATTTACCTGTTCCAAGAACAATAGCTCCTTCATATAAAACTTCTATAGATTTTGATAGCTTTTGAAATTGATTTGCTATTTCTTTTGGTGGATCAAACTTGTCAGACTTAAGTATAGCCTTAACACCACCACTACCAGTTTCTTTTACTTTATAAACTTCGTTGTTATATGTTTTGTAATTAAAATATAAAACTTGAACTTTATTGCTATCATGCCTACCTTGCGCAGTATAAGTCTGTCCGTAGCCTAACTCGTTATAAGGTTTTGTTTTTTGTACAACTTCTAACTCTTCTAAAGTTAAATCAGGAAACTCTTTTACTAGTTCGTTTATAGGTACTGATTTAACTTCACCAACATAATATAAATCATCAAAATAAGGAGAGTCTGTATAAGAATAAACTATTTTAGCAGGGTCAACATAATCAACTGTAATACCTTTTGATTTGTTATAGCAAGTTTTAACAGCACCTATTCCTAAAACAGCTAAATCATAATAAAATCTTTTTTGAGTTAAATCATAATTATTACCATCTAACACACAGTTTATAGCTTCTTCTTGTGCTATTTCAACGCCTTGCTTGTAATTAAGTTGCATATGTAAAGAAAGTTCTTCTTCATTTGCAGGTAAATTTTCAGTTTCCATTTCGCTAGACCTAATATCTATACCTTGCTGAGCAGCTGCCTGTGTAAACGGAAGTCCTTTCATATCCTCAAGTATATCTTCCATATACTTAGTTCTCTTATCTACACCAAAAGGATCTTGAGAGTATGTAGTTATATCGTACATTCTTTCTGACATACCATTTACAACTATATCTACAAATTTAGGTATAATAGGTACTGGCTTCCAGTCTAAATTTAAATATGATAAATCACCATTAATAGACAGTTCGTCTTTATATTTTTGTACTGATTGTTCTCCTCTAGCATACGATCTTAGCTTGTGATAGTTATCCCTACCTTTTTGAAACTTACTATTCATACCTCCGTTTGTAAACCACTCAGCTTCAATAGCTCTACCAACTTTCAAACCGTATTCGGCAGAGTTCTTGTACTCGTCGTTTACGTTTTGTTTAGGAAAATAATCTTTAATAATTGGATCTGCCATATTAATTTTCTATTATTTTTGAAGTAAAGCCATCGTTATTAAATCTAGCTATACTTATATTTAATTGTTCTCTTTTAATTGTTGCGTTTGGTTTGTACAAATGTCTGTTGTTTGCCATTATAGCTAAGCCAGAACTAATAGACGCATCATGTTTTGTTCTTTTGTTTATATCAAATTTAGCCCAGTCGTTTAGTAACTCGTTAAAATAACAGTTGCCAAACGAACCGTCTTGTTTCATGCCAACGTGATCTTGTATATACATTTCAATTGCAGCTGCATGTGCTTGCTTTATATCTTCACTTGAATTTGGTATTCCACCTACTTCTTTTTCTGCTACAGATAATTTGTTCCATATTTTATCAGGCCTGTTCATACTAAAACCTCTATAACCACGTCTTCGTAAATAGTACAATAGACGAGGTTTGTTATTCTCTGCGAGTATAGGCATCCCGTAAAATACTAATGCCATTAGAACGTCTTCAAAGAACATCTCTGCGGTTTGTGGTCTAGCTAAATACTCTAAAAAAAATGTATTGGCTGGTGCGTCTTCCATGCTAAATTTAGTTAAGCCGTGTAAAGCACCTTTAGAACCTACGCCGTCTACAGTTCCTGATATATCGTAGCTATCACAACCAAACGCTCCCATATGTTCGTTGCCAGGCCATTTAATACCGTTTTTAGTTATAACGTTGTTTTGTAAGTTTTGTTTTGGTGTCCAACTAACTTTAAACCTACCTTTTTTATCTGGGTAAAATATTACCTTAG